CAGCTCCACGAAGAACGACTTGAAGCGCCGCCAGGCCGCGCTGATGGCGGCGATCCCCGCCTCCCAGACGACCTGGATGCCGAGCCAGGCGACCTCCATCGCCCCGGCCAGGTCTCCGGCCGCGATGGCGTCCTGGATGCCCTGCCAGGCCGTGCCCGCCGCGCCGAGAAGCTGGTCGAACCCCTGGCCGAGCGACTCCAGGGCCATGTTCCCCTCATCAGTGGCGAAGAGGACGGCGGCGGCGATGCCGCCCACGGCGGCGACCACGAGGCCGATGGGCGACAGCAGAAGACCGATGGCCACGGCCAGCAGCTTGACGGCGATCACGGCGGCGGAGATGGCGAAGGTCACCAGCCCGATGGCCGTGCCGACCGCCGAGATGATCGGCCCCAGGACCATCAGGGCCACGCCGACGCCGACGACCCCGGCGACCACCGCCGCGATGATCGTGATGACCTCGCGGTTCTCGTCGATCCAGGCCGCGCTGTTGGCCGCGACGTGGGTGATCCACTGGGCGACGGCCTGGAGCGTCGGGGCCAGGGCCGCGCCGACCATGAACACGACCTGCTTGAGCGACCGCCACAGGCTGGACAGGGCGTCGCCGAACTCCTCGGCGGCCTGGGCGTCCTCGGTGCTCATGGTCAGTCCCAGGCCGTTCGCCTCGCGGCGCAGCTCCTGGATGCCTTGCGCCCCCGTCGATAGCAGCGGCAGCAGGTTGGCCCCCGAGCGGCCGAAGATCTCCATCGCAATGGCCGCGCGGTTGGCCGGGTTCTGGATGCGCGACAGGCGGTCGGCGATCAGCTCGAACTGCTGGTCGGGCGACAGGCCGGTCAGGTCGGCGACGGTCAGGCCCAGGCGGGCGAGGTCGCGCCGCGCCGAGGCTGAGCCGCGCGCCGCCTCGATGATGTTCCGGGTCATGGTGCGGAGGCCCTTCTCCAGGTCCTCGGCCCCGGAGCCCGACTGCTCGGCGGCGTAGCGCAGCTCGGACAGCGCCTCCACTGCCACGCCCGTCCGCTGGGACATGTCGAGCATGTCACTGCCCATGTCCGCGAACAGCTTGGCCGCCCCCAGGAACGGCAGGGCGAGGGTGACGCCCAGGCCGGCGATGCGGGCGCCCAGCGCCGTGATGCTCGCGCCGAACGCCTTCAGCCGGGCGGACGCGGCGCCCAGCCCCTTGACCAGCCGGCTGTCTTTGACGAACAGCTCGACGTAGGCGGCTCCAGCACGAATCCCCGAGGCGGCGGCCATCGTCATCTCCGATCCACGAACACCTGCTTGAGCACGTCAATCGGCACCTTGCGCACGGGCAGCTCCCGCCGGCGGTGGTAGGGGTTGAAGTCCGCCGGCTTGTAGGGCGTCGGTTTCTTGCGATGGTCGCGGTGGACGTTGGCGGTCAGTGCCAACAGGGCCGACGTGTGCGCCCAGCGCTCGCGGCTGCGGGCCTCGGCCATCAGGCAGAGTTCCCGGAGGGTGAAGGGGCCGGGGTCGATGCCGAGGACTCCGGCGCAATGCCAAACGAGCGTAACAACCTGTTCGCTTCGCGGTCGGCGTCGAAGCCCTCCAGGACCTTCTCCGCCCGGCCCAGCAGCCGGTCCCGGACCTTCCGGCTCTCGGCCACGATCTTGCGCAGGCTGCTCCGCGCCCTCGCTTCGGGGAAAAAATCGATCAGTTCCTCCAGGAAGGCGTCGGTCGCCAGGGTGATGGCGTCGCCGGCCAGCGCCCGGCCGAAGTCCTCGTCCGAGATCTGCTTGGCGTCCGCCTCGTCCTTGCACAGGCAGTAGAGCACGTCGGCGAGCATCACTGGGTCGCCGACGAGCGCGCCCAGCGGCTTGAAGCCGTCGTCCACCAGCTTGTACAGATCGACGTTGAGCAGCCCGCGGACGCGCTTGATCGCCGCCACGTTGATGGCGATGGTCCAGGTCCGCCCCGCGTTGTCGTTGAAAGTCCGCATCGAGGTTCCTCGTGATTCACCGGGCCACACGGATCGGGATCGGTACCGGCCGCCACTCGGCATCGGAGTCGGGCGGCCACGACCGCAGGGGGATGGGGACCGGCGTCCAGACCTCCTCGGTGTCCGCCTTCGGCCGGGTCCGCTGCGCGACTTCGGCCGAGCAGCCCCACATCGACACCTTGCGGCCCATGCCGCTGGTGCAGCAGACGACCGAGACGAGTTCGTTGGTGTCGCTGCGGAAGATGCCGCCGCCCGAGTCCCCCGACGACACGCTCAGGCTCATGCGCAACTGGCCCTGGCCGTTCTCGCCCTCGACGACGGTGCCGTCTTCACGGTTGCCCGGCCGATCCAGGCCGTAGCCCATGTGCCAGATCGGCGTGCCCGGCTCGGGGTTCTTGGCGGCGATCAGGGCGTAGGGCAGGTCCGCGACCTCCTCCTCGGTCACGCACCAGGCCACGTCCGGGGTCTTGTGGTGGGCGACCACCCGCAGGCCCAGCGACCGGCCGTCCTTGAGCGTGAGCGTGCCGCGCTGCCCCACGCCCGACACGCAGTGGGCGGCGGTCAGCACGTCCCAGCGGCCATCGGGCCGGCGTGGGCCGATCACCGTGGCCGTGCAGCCGGCGTTGCCGAAGCGGATGCGGCCCAGGGCGTTTACCGGGTCGAGCTTGCCGCCCGGCGGCTTGGGGTCGGGCTTCGGCGGTGCCGGCGGGGTGGGCGGCACGGGCTGGCATTGCTCGATCTCGACCGTGACCCGCGCCTCGTCCACCTGCAGGCCATCGCCCACGGTCCGAATGACCAGCAGTTCCACCTCGTAGGTGCCGGGGTGGGCGGCGAACTCCAGCAGGCCGCGCGGCGTGGTCGCGCGCTCGACGCCCTTCGAGGGATGGACGCGCCACAGTAGGGCCGCCTTGGCGTCCACGCCCTCGGCGCGGAGGCGGACCAGGGAGTGGGGCTTGTACTTCGTCTCGCCCGCGATGCGGAGCGTGTCTGCCCGCGCCGCGGCGGGGGCGAGTGCCAGGACCAGACAGACCAACGGAATCGAACGCATGGTGCCTCCTGAAAGGTGGATCACGGCACGACGAGCCACAGAGGCGGGTTGGCGGCGAACGTCGGCTTGATGGTGACGCTCACGGTGACCGCCTCCTCCAAGGGCTCGTTGCGGCTGAAGGTGGTGACCATGCACGTGGCCCGTAGGCCTTGCGAGCCGGACAACGTGATGTCACCGTCCATGACCGCGAACTCCAATGCCCCGCGGTTGAGGAAGGCGTCGCGGATAGCAGCGAAGTCGTCGTCGGCGGTGTCCCAGACCATCTCGAACTCGACGGAGGCGTCCTTGAGCGTGGCGACCGTGGCCCGCCAGCCGCCCGTGCCCCGGGTCGAGACGTCTGCCTCGCCCGCTTCCAGGTTCAAGGTCACGTCCTTGACGTTCTGGACCGGGTTCCAGACCGGGGCGGCGAAGGTGCCGGTGTTGCGGTACAGCCGGGCGTCGAGGCCGAGTCGGACAGCCATCGTTGGTCTCCTCTGCTAGCGCACCGAGTCGCGCCATAGGGCCGGCAGCTTGGGCTTCTCCCCTTCCAGGGCCGGCTGCATGAACGGCCGGGGCCGGTAGCGGGTGTGCCGCGCCTTGCCGCGATCCTCGATCACCGCATCGCCGCCGTGCTCCAGGAGGCGAGGCGCCGGCGAACCTTCCTTCGTCAGCGTCGGGCCGATGACGACGCTCTTGCGCTGCGGGTCGTAGGCGAACAGGATGAACTTCCGCAGCAATCCCACGTGCGAATAGGGTGGCGACCCCGGCGGGCTCGTCCCCTTGCGCTTGCGGATCGAGGTCTTGGCCCGCTGCCGCACGAACGCGCCGAACTTCGAGAACACCCGCCGCGTGCCGGCATCCACCGACCGCTTGACCTTCTCCCGGTCGAAGAAGCCGCCTTTCGCTGCCTGGAAGGTCATGCCGATCATGCGTTACCTCCACACGCGATAGGTCAGCGTGATGACGCTCGTGAACTGCCGGAATTCGTCCAGGTGCTCCATCGCGTAGACCGGCTCGTTCTTCACTTCCGTGCAGCGGGCATTCGGATAGCTGGCCAATAGCTGCGTCCGAAAATGGTCGGCGATCTCCTCGACCAGCGTCATCAAGGCGTCGAGGGATGCCTGGCTCATGTCGGTCTTCTTCTGGACCGCCACGTCGATCAGGTAATCGAAGCTGTCGCGGTTGCGGTCGAGCGTCTTCGAGGCCAGCGACCGGGGCACGACGCTGACCTTTAGCTCGGTCATCTCCGACAGATCGAACCGCGGCTGGTAGTGCCGCTCGGCGGTGAACGGCTGGCTGAACGTGGTCCCGTTCAGCTGGGCAACCACGGCGTCGGCGATGTCGAGGATCACGGCCATCTACTCGGTCCCCACCTGCTTCGTGTGAATCCGCAGCACCTTGCGAAACACGTCCGACCAGCGCCAGGGCGGCTCTTTGCCCGGGGCCATGACCTCGTAGATGAAG